AATGGGTGAAATCCCAGTTGTTATCGCAGTACGTCCTGGCATTGACTCTGACGAGCATCAACGCGGTCAGTTTGATGACATCATGTGGGTACAGGTTGCTCGTTCCCGCTTTGCAAGTTTGGCTCTGGAAGCCGCTCAGAAATCCGTCCAAGCGCCCTTTGCGCTACCATCCGATGTTAACGTTCTTGAAATCGGTCCAGATGCCACTATCCGTTCTGCTAACCCAGAAAAAATCCGTCGTGTTGATCTAAACATTCCTAACGGAATCTTCCAAGAGAACGCACTGCTAGATCAAGAAATGCGCACAGGTGCGCGTTACCCAGAAGGACGTCTAGGACAGCAATCAGGTTCTATCGTCACTGGTCGTGGCGTACAGGCACTCATGGGTGGCTTTGATACTCAGGTTAAGACAGCGCAAGCTGTACTCGCTGAAGCCTTCCGCAAGGTCATGTACCTATGCTTCAAGATGGATGAGACACTATTTGGAAATGTAACTAAGGAAGTACGCGGCATCAATGCTGGCGCAGCGTATGAACTTAACTACACACCTAAGAAGGACATTGACGGCGATTATTACTGTGATGTTACTTATGGCCTTATGGCTGGTCTTGATCCTAACCGTGCATTGGTATTCGGATTGCAAGCACGTGGAGATAAGTTAATCTCCCGTGACTTCTTACGTCGCCAGATGCCTTGGGAAATGAACGTTACTGCTGAAGAAGAAAAGGTTGAAGTAGAACAACTACGCGATGCTTTGATTCAAGCAGTTGCAGGATACGCGCAAGCGCTACCTGCTATGGCATCACAAGGACAAGATCCTTCTAAGGTTTTACGCTCAATGGCTATGGTCATTCATGGTCGCCAAAAAGGCGACGCTATCGAAGACGTGGTTGCAGAAGCATTTGCGCCAGAGCCAGAACCTCAGATGTCCCCAGAGATGGCTACAGCCGCTGGTGAGGCGCCAGGCGCCCCAGGTCAGGCTCCCTCTGGGGAACCTCAGTTACCAGCTGGTCTAGAAGCCTCTGGTCGTATGCAAGGCGTAGCCCCAGGCCAACAAGGTATGGCTCCTGGTGGACGTCCAGCGTTACAAACCCTGCTTGCAGGTCTTTCATCTTCTGGTGCTGCCAACCTTTCAGCTGGCATCCTCAGGAGAACGGCAGTCTAGTACTACTGACGTTCAAACCAATTCCCTATAGGAGAACCAAAATGGCAAAAGTATCACCAATGACAAAGGCAAGTCTTACGACTTCAGTCCCAAAGCCTGCTAATCAAGGCGGACATTCTGGCGTAAATTACAAGTCAGCAAACATCCAAGCGATGCCAGCAGCAACAAAGCCAGGAGCATCAACAATTAAATACTCAGCACAACCTTCAGGTACAAAAGGTACCAACCCAGGCGCTAAGTAATAGATGATTGAAGAAGACGGCATTGATGTCCCTATGCGCTTGTCGCCTTGGGACGTCTTTGCTGCCTTTTCAAATTTAGTTTTAGATATTTTAGTAAGTGTAACAAAATTCATGTCCGTCATTACGCACATGATTATCAATCATGCAGATGTCGTGGATGCCCAAAAGGAATTTCACGATGATGTAGCCCGTACCATTGAGACTATTATAGAGGGTGAGTGAACCAATGCCAGAGCCAACTACTCCAGCACCAGTTTCAGGCCCAGGCGCTTTGTCGCAACGAACCGATGGCGGTCCAGCATCGCAAGGATCCAAATATGTGGCAGGTATGCCATATGGCGAAGGTGCAGATTTTATGGATCTGCAATCTTCAGCAAAGATGGAAGGTTCAGCACCAGTACGCGCATTGTCGCCAGGTGCTGTTCGTCAAGCAGTGCAAAGTGGTAGCCCGCAATCAGGCGTAGTTCCATTCGGAGCGCCTACACAGAATCCAGATCAGCCAATTACTCATGGTGCTGATGCAGGCGTAGGTCCTGGAATGGATTCTTTGGGACTAAACACTGGTAATCAAGTTCAAGACAACGCTTTCAAGCAACAACTTGCTTCTTATATGCCAGCACTTATGTACATTGCTTCACGTCCTGACACTTCCCCCGAAACAAGAACAGCAATTAAAGAGCTTCGGGAGAATATGTGAGCATATGGAACAGAATAGGACAGCTTGCTAAGGATGTAGGCGGTGCTGTAGCAGCACCTGCTAAATTCGCTTGGGATATTGCAACCTCTCCTTGGAATGATGACGAGCATTTTAATGGCGTAGCCAATACATTGGCTAACGCTACAAAGAATCTTGGCACTTCTATAATTAAACCTGTAGCAGATGTTGCATCTGTTCCTGTTATCTCGCAGACACTTGCGGGAATCAACAAGGTAAACCAAGAACTTATTCGTGAGCCATTGGCTACTGCCGCTTTGGCTATTGGCGATACTCTTGCAGGCAAAGGCAATGTCTTTGATCCTAATGAGTGGAAGAAAGCCTACAAAGGCGCACAAGATATTTCATTTGGACAGGCAGCCGCAGGCGCCGTCCGAGATATTTACGATAAAGATTTTAATATCTATGATCCAGAGCAACGCAAGCAGGCTTTTGAGAAAAGCACATTTGGTCGTTTTGTTAGTGGTTCTTTAGATACTACGCTTCAATTTACTGGTGACGTAACAATTGGTCTAGGTAAAGGTGTTAAAGTTCTCAAGGCTAGCGAGTATGGCGTAGGTGCTATTCGCAATGCTGAAGATGCAGCTAAGGCTGCCGAAGATATTACTAAAGCGCAATACGGTGAGACTAATCGCTTTACTAAAGTTATTGCTGACTTTACAGCCAAAGATTCAATCTATGCTTTGAGTCACCCAATGGTTAAGTCTTCACATGAACCAGGCTTACTTGCCAATCTACTTGGCAATTCAAAGGATGCAGAAACTACTGCTGAAATTCTACGCTCAGCACTTGGCGATCCAGCGGCACTTGCTGATCTAGAACGACGTCGCCCAGATATTACACAAGCATTAAATACTGCTAACCAAAAGTTAGATGCTATTGATAAGTTTAAGATTAAACTTAAAGAGCAATTTGGCGAAGATATGGTTAACCACCTCTGGGAAGATCCAGAAGTAGTTAAAGAAGCAAAGGCTGCTCTTGTAGTTGCTAGCCAAGCAGATGCTTATGTTGCTAGATTGATGAAACTTGGTGCAGGCGGTGGCTCACTTACTCGTACCACTGGTACTACGCTTCAAGGCGTAGAAGACTTTGTTGCTAAATCTCGCGCTATTCGTTTTTACGATAAGCCAGTTGGCCAGCCAGTTATTAAATTCTTTCAGCAAACACCTTTTCACCGTATGTATCAGGTCATTAGCCATGCTGAGCATGAACGTCCAGCAGGTTTAGTTGATCTTAACGATGCAGATTCTTACAAAGAAATTGTTGCAACAATTGATCGTGCGCGTAAGTTAGCCCCAGACTTTGCAGATAAAGAAGTATTAAAAGAAAATTTAATTAAATATAATAGTGCACTCCCACCTGAAGAACGTGAACTTGCAGAAAAAAATCTTCAACAAGATGTTGCAAAATTTGCATATAAAAATATATCAAAAGACCATCTAGACAGATATATTGGCGCTCTTTCACCTGAAGCACGTGGACGTGCGGCTTATGCCCTTGAACAAGATACTCTTAAATCTATAGCTGTTAAACATGGACTTACTAAACAGCAAGCAATGGAAATCTGGCAGGAATACCACGCTGCTCGTACATCTGCAATAAAGACCATCAAAGAAGAAACTTTTATGGTTGACCATGATAAGTCAATTATTAAAGTTCCACAGTTTGAATCTCAAACTGCTAACTACTTGCCAATGATGGACTTTGATTTAATGAACCGTTTGTTAAAGCAACATGGACCAGCTTTAATAGCGCTCAGTCGCACTAAAGATACTATCGTTCACTATGCTGACATACTTCAGGATGCTTTTAAAGCAGCAGCTTTGCTTCGTGGTGGTTATACAATCCGTAACGGTATTGATTCTCAACTACGTGTCATCTCATCAGTAGGTGCAATGGCAAGTATTCGCCATCTTGGCGAAGGCATGAAGAACATTATGTTCGACAGAATTCCTATGCCTAACCGCATGGTTGATGGCTTTAAGTTTACTCCTGGTAAAACCATAAAAGTTGAAGCAATTGCTAAAGCGCGTGATGCAGTTAAAGCTGAGATTGATGTGCTTGAACCTAAAATTGCAGCACTTGATAAGCACATTACTGCTAATCCAGATGATGCTGGTGCCATTACCGAAATGGGTACACTCAAGAATTTGCTTGAAGAAAAGCAAGATGTTTACACTCATCATGCTAATACTGTAAATCGTTTAAGCACCAAGGGTGGCAAAGCTTATTTAGGTCAAGGTTTTATTGAGCATACAACTAGCGATGGCCAGACTTACAATCTTTATGACGCATTTGGTGGGCCATTAGGTGATATGTTCCGCAAACTTAACTCATCTTCCGCCACATTTCAGCGTTTGCTAGATACTAATTCTGATCTATTAGGTCGCAAGTTAGCAAGCAAAGGTATTGGCGTAGTAAATCCAGGTGATATTGGTTATCACAATGAGTGGGCAAGTACACTCAATGAAGACTTTGCTGGCTCAAAAGCAATTCGTATGTTAGCCAAAGGTGATAGTCCTGAAAAGGTTATTGGTTGGTTAAAGAATGACCCAGCGGGTCAAGAAATTCGCAAGCGTATGCTTATCAGCTACAGCGAAACAGATGCTTACGTACATAAGATCAATGGTTTTTTAGATAACTACTTACC